TCTTTAGTCATCTTATTTACTTTCTGTGTACCAACCATTCTCTTCTGCTTCATCTTTAAACCAGGCAAAGTGGCCCTTAAGTGCTGAATTCATATAGAAGGTAGTTCTAGGTTCTTCACTGATTACATTATTATTTAAACAACCAGAAAGATATAATACCAGGTCTTTAGCTCTTCTTGTATGTAATTCTTTTGTTACTGTATTATGCCAGGTAAACATACGACAACTATAATCATTATTAGATACTTGACCTAGTTTAAAGTTTTTATTCATTAGCGGCCATGATTGTATCTTACGATGATGGTCATGTCTAGAACCTATTAACGTATTAAAGTCTGTAGCTAACATAGAATATATGAATGAAGGGTTACCCTTCTTCTTTCTATCTCTATTCTTGTAAGGTGGGTAAGCTAAAGTTAAGGATCTTAAAAACCAAAACAGTACTATCCAGTTCTCATCATTACATTCTACAGCCCATTCAGGTATTTTTACTTTCATAATATCGTCTTTAGTTATTTATCTTTATTTATTCTTTGTTGTAATCTTTCGTTAGCGTATGATTCACTAAAGTTAGCTAAGTCAGATTTGTATTCTTTGCTATATCGGGAAGGTATATTAACCTTCCCTGGTATAGTTACATACCCTTTAGGGGTATGGTTGGTCATTTTGTCCCTATCGATAGGGACATTTTGTCCATATAAAGCAGTTAGTTTAGGAGTAGGATTATATTGATTTGCGTTACGTTGTTTTTTACCAGAATAGATTGTAATGAATCCTCTAGTACTAAGAGACTTTGCTATTCTTCCAATAGTCTTACCGCTTATTCCCATAGCCTCTGCTATGTTATCTTGTCCGGCTCGTAGTTTCTTATCCTCTTTATTAAAGGACATCAGAATGGATGCGAAAACAACCTCATTCATAGAGAAGTCATGTCCGACCATAAGTTGTAGTGGTACGTATTTAAGATATTTTACTTGCATGTGTGTTTGTTTTGTTTAGTTATTATATGTATATATTCATAAAAGTTTCTAAAAATACTAGATTTCGATGAAACAAAAGAAAGACTAGATATATAATAAGTGTAGATTGTTACTTGCATATGACGTCCTGTCATAATAGTTTTGTTTTATTTTTTTACTTTTGCAATCTACATTTTATATATCTGAAGGCCGGTAGTGTTTTAATGCCCATTTTAACTACCGGCCTTTTCTATGCATAAAAAAAGACCCTCATTACTGAGAGTCTTCTTTAATAGTATAATAACTTTTAGACTAGTCTAGAGGTTATTTAGATTTAAGTTCTTCGAGTTCTTTATATACTTTTAACAACTCTGCTTCTTTATCTTCAATAGTAGGTCCTTGAACTTCTACTTGTTCTTCACTAACTAAAACTGCTTTACCGTTTTCGTCTGTGGTATAATTTTGTACTAATTCTGTATTCATATCTTTATATTATTTTATTATTATGATTTATATCTCCAAGCGAAATCAATTGGTAAATCTGTTGAACCGCTTGTAGCAGTAGATAGATCTATTTGTCCTGATGGTAATCCAAAGGTAGCGTTAGTTTTAGCAATACCATTACCTCTATAAATATCACTATAGATAACTCTTTCAGCAGCAACCCAGTTTTGCCATTTCGTAAGTGCTACGTTTCCAGTATCTGATTGAAATGCTATCCAGTAACAACCTCCAACAGCATCTTCAGGTAATGTAACATTAAGACCTGTAAATGATTTTTTACCAGTAGTAGAAACATCTACACCAGTTGCAATATCTCCTACATATTCCGGCATTGTTGTTTTAAAACCAGTAGCAGTTGAAACATATGATTTATATAAACCAATATTCATTGTAGCTCCTGCTTGTGCAGTTTGTACACGAACATAGAATTCTCCAATAGTCTCTCCAGGATTAGCATAAAAAGGTATTAACTGTAACGTGTTTGCTATCATATTTAAACCAGCACCTTTACCATATCCACTTAGAATCCATGGTATATTATATACACCAGTAGATAGACAAGGTGTAATAGCTTGACCTTCTGTTGTATCAGCTCCGCCACCGATAGCATTACCATCGATTGCTAATTCAGAGTTATTAGTTACTGTAACTACTGCTGATGTTCCATCAGGTGATAACATTGTAATACCATTACCACCAGTTCCACCGTCAGGTGCAACAATCTTTAATGCTCTTACGTGTGTTGTATCTGCAGTATCTGTTTGTACTTGTCGTCCCATTGCTACAGCACCTACATGAGCAGCCGATGTTTGCTGTCCGAAAGCTACAGCGCCATCTGCAGTGGCCGTTGAAGTACGTCCAAATGCAATAGCGTATGTAGCAGTAGCTTCAGCGTATTGGCCGAAACTCGCTGCTGAAGTTTGTGTAGCTTGAGCTTGATCGCCATAAGCCATTGACTGACCACCTGATGCTAAAGCCCCGGATCCCAGTGCTATTGATTGTGCACCGCTCGCAGTACTCGCTGATCCAACTGCATTTTGTAATGCGTTAGTTCCTGTACCAACTTCTAATCCAGCACTACCACCTGGTAAACCAGTTACTGTAGCGTTTGTAAAATCTACACTAGTTGCTGGTGCTCCAGGAAAACCTGCGCCAAAGTTAAATGTACCGTCAATAAGATCAACTACACCTCCGGTTGGACTTATAGTACCTCCAGATGATGTAAGAGCAAATGCATTAGCATCAAGTTGGATTGAACCAGTACCTGATTTAAGAGCTATAAATGTTCCTCCTCCAAATTGAGAAAAATCTCCAATTTCTATTGGAAAATCAGTACCATCACCAAATTGTAACTTTGCAGGTGGAAAGGGTATCGTAGCAGTATTATCTGCTGTTTTTATCAGTCCTTGGAATGACTGATCTATTTGTTCGTTTTGTAAACTTGCCATATTATATTATTAGTTTAATTTAGTTAAATGCATACCGTAGTTAGTATATGTACCAGAAGTTGAATCTGAATACATTTGTAAGTAAACATATTGATTTACTGTCCAGTCTATATTATTTGCGTTAACAATACCACCAAATGAGTCTTCTGAGTCATCATTAGCACCACTAGATTCCTCTAACCAGTTAGTTTCAGTTGTAGCAGAAACAAAACAATGTCTTTGCATAACACCTGTTCCTTGTTGGCCGGTTTGTATTTGTGAGAATGAGAATGCAGCATTACTTGGATTACTCGCTTGATTACCTACTGTCTGTGCATCTTCAGTAATCCATATACTTGAGTATTGAGTTCCGTTAAGACCATTTCTATTTTCGAAAGTACGAATCATAAAGTAATCACCTGCTGAAAATGTATTAGCTGGTATTGTAAATACTGATTGTACAATATCTTGTTGTAGATAAGCAGTGTTAACTACTTTACCACTACCGAAATATACAATACCTCCACCACTACTTGGTAGACCTTGTACAGTTGAACCTGTAAAATCTACAGTACCTGATGGAAACTTAACTACACCTGTACCAAGTTCCATGTTAATAGCATTACCGTTACCGTCGCTTAGAGCTTTTGGTGTACCGGCTATTGCAGCATTATCGTTTGTTTTAATTAACCCTAAGTATGAATCTTTTATTGGGTTACCTGTTAATTGTGCCATAATTTATTATTAATTTATTTGTTGTTATACTGTTTCCCAATTATCTGCTTCTACTTCCCAGTTATCCGCAGCAGTTTCCCAGTTTAAATTTGTTGGAGGTGGTACAATAGTACATGGTGATGTCGATCCCCATTGTCTAGTTTCAATACCGTATTCATTTGAATTACTACCCCAAATACATGGAACAGCCGGTACACCATTACATACTTCATCAGCGATTGCATACCACCAGGATGCGTTTACTGGTTGTGTAATGTTGTAATATGCAGCCAGTGCTATAGTATAACTACCATAAACAGGTGCATTAATACCTAAGTAATTACAATAGGCTACTAACCAAGAACCATTAACAGGTTCTGTTATACCATAATAATTACAAAGAGCACTAATCCATGAACCTCCAGTAGGAAAAGTTACAGCATTATTAGTAACACATTGTACATAATCTTTTATTACATTATTAATATCCATATTATTGTCTTAATTTTGCGATCGCATCAATTGCTCCCTGTGTGCCGATATAAACGGCTGCTATAGTAACCCAATCAGAACTGATTAAAGTACCAGAGAACAGCCCGAAACTAGCCACAATGAAGACCATAAGCTTCCTGCTTACGTATCTATTTAGTATCTTGTCTATTCTTGCTCTCATTGCTTAAATATATTTTTAATTTCTTAATATTAGTAGCAGTACTTTTAGTTGCAACTGCTACAGTCGGGATCACAATCGAGTCCACAGTCTGCGTAGATGTATAAGTCATTTCGTTTCAAAGGTATTTCTGTTTGTAATCCACTAAAATAAGGTGTATCTTTATTTGGGTACATACCGTCCGTTCCAGGATTAGTATAGTCTGCAAACATTCCAGGGTTATCTATTAAATATTCTAACATTCTCTGGTTGTAAAACTGACCAGTGTCTAACGCACTTTCTCTTAAGTATTGCATTTCTTCTAACGTAGTAGCCTGAGTCTCTTCAGACGTCCCGTTAACAATACCAGCCTCAACCATTTTATATTTTAAATTAGGTAGTAGTAAGTAAAGAGCGTATTGAATTAAACATGGACCAACATAATCTTTTAAGAATGCTGATTCGTCAGTTGTTAAATCATTTGCTATTACTCCTGCTTTAAGTCTTTTGTAAAACTTAGTTCCTAAAGTATCTTGAATGTATATGTCCTGAGCTTGTATAATAGATGGTGTTAGTAAATCAATACGAATATTATTATCTAACGAAGTCCATTGCTTCATTCTCTGCTCAGAAACTAAAAGTACGTTTTCCATATTATAGAGATTCTATGTTTGATTGTGGTTCAGTATCTGTAACTTGCGCTTCAGGTACTAATGTATTTGGTGCAACTTTAAGTGCAATATTGAAACCTGCTAATCTTAACATGTAACCGAATCCACTTAATATCTTTTTTCTTTTTGGTGTAATTACAGTTCCTTCAAAATGTGCATAGGCTACTTTGATTTCTTCTGAGTTACTTGAGAATCCAGAACTAACACTATCATGAAGTCCTAATAAGAGAGGACTAGTAATTCTATGTGCTGTTAATATTCTACTTGATATCCTAGTTTCTAGCGTTAAGTAGTATGTGTCGTTCGCGCTGTCTATTGGCGTAACATCCATCTCTTTTCCAGGCTCGCTGAAACTTAAAAAAAAGCGTCCCGCGTTTTCAGTTCCTGTAAAAGTTTTCTCGATCTCTTTGTATACATCACGTCTTTCTTCAGGTGTTGGAACACCGTTTCTAAACTTAATAAACATGCTTGGAGCAAGTCCATTTGCGATATTATTTGCATGGAAACGCGATACTTGTGCATCTAATGAAATATCATTTAGGGCTGCAATATACGCTGGATATGGATAAACTTCATTACCTGGAGTATAACCATAACAATAGTAAATTTGTGACGCATTGTCACCTTTATTATCTGTAGGATCAAATGCTCTATAAGTACTGTATGGGTATTTTCTTAGATTACTCCAATCAGTTGAGAACATATACTCATTAACTTTATCTTCTTCATCTGGTTTACCTGATCTTACATTACCAAATGGTAAGTGATACATTTCCGCTATTTTGGTCCTTTCTTTGTTCCAAATAACGTTGATAGCAAAACCATTATATAACGTGTAATCAAGCGAAATCTTTTCAAATATTTCATCAATCGTTTCTCCATTAGAGTTAATATACTCTGTTCCGATAAGCTCAATACCATCGCCAATAATACCAGCTGTGATACTGTCAACGCAAGTATGATGCATTGCACTAGTGTCATATAATTCAATAAGTCTTTCTGGGAATAGGTTTCTACCTCCAAAGTACATATATTCCTTTCCACGTACTTCACTAATGTTTGGTATTTCAATTGCGTTAAACTCTGAAGAGTTAACTGCGTAAATTCCTTCTGGTGTATTTCTCATATTGTTTTAATAATTTGGTCTATAGAATACCTCTGATACTCTTTCTTCTGTTTGAGGTGTACTAATAAACTCTTTTATACCTAGGCCGCCACCTGGATCTGTAACTATTTTAACTAATCCAGCTTCTAGCGTAGTAGCATTTTGAACTAACCTCCAATTATATATTCCGTTTTTATGGGCATCACCAAATCCAACAGGAAATGTGATCTTTAAGGTAGAGTATCTAGCGTTAGTAGTAACAATACTGTCTACTACTATATCTAGTGGCTCATGTGAATATTGTGAAGTTAGGACAAATACTAACCCACTTACAGTCATATTAGGTATATTTACTGTAAATTCTTGTGTAAGTTGTGTTTCTGGTACTAATATTGTCATAAACTATGTTATATTTAGTCTTATGTATATAAATATAGAAACTATGTAAGTTGACATGGAATAAAAAAAGGACCACATTTCTGTAGTCCTTCTTCTTCTTATAGTTACTTTACTCCTTACGCTTCTACGATAGAAGAGTCTACTGTAAAGATTGGGCTTGCTTCTAATCCACCTATTACGATTTCATATCCGTTTCTGTCGCCGTATGCAGTTCCTGATGTTGCAGAAGCTGATACTAAGAAAGCACCTTTTTCTACACCTACAGACCAGTAATTTCCGTTACCATCTTTAGCAACAACTACCATAGTAGTAGCCTGTGCTAATAATAATAATTGATCTCTTTTAGCTGCTTCCATTTTGTTAAAAACGGCAGTTAATTGTTGATCAAAGAATAGAGTTCCATTCTCTTGAGATACTGTTGTAGTTTCAGTTAATGATGAAACTTGACGAGGAGTTTCGAATACAAAAAAATCAGATGGTGTCATAGCAGAACCGCCTACAGTAATTGCAGAAATGTTTCCTGCTGATTCTGTGATTGATTGAACGGGTCCGTTTCCGATAAATATCTTCTCAATTCCACCAGTGGAATCGTTACATAAATCTAGAAATCCCGCTGTGATTGCTGAACAACTCATATTATATTGATTTTTTTAATTAGTTAATAAAGAGGGAACCGATATGATTCCCTCTCATATTTGTTTGGCTTATGCCATATCGTTGGTAGCGAACAAGTTCACTTCCCCGATTCCAATACCTAGGCGCCACGCCGCTCTAAACTTCATCACGTCGTCTGCTTCATCATAGAAAAATCTAAATGAATCTAGCTCATCAGTCAATCCTGTAGCTGCGATAATCATCTTACCAGGCCCAGCCATTTTGTAATCTGATCCTACTAATCCACTTGATTTTACAACTGTTACATTTGTACCAGGTAAAATTAAGATATCATTCCCATCAACTGAGTTAAAATGGAATAAATTTTGGGCTACTAAAGCTCTCACTAATGCTCTATATGCATCAGGAGAAACTACCATGATTAAATCGTCTCTATCTTTTACAGATTCGTCGATTGCATCATATAAATCTAAAGCTTGCTCGTATGCATTTGCAGCGGTCCAAGCGGCAGGTACACCACCTTGTAAGTTAGCTCCGTTTGCAGAAGTAACCTGTGCTTTAATACCAGTACCAGTACCAGCAGCTCCAGCTCCATTGATTAAGTAACCTTCGTTATATTTTCTTAATTTATCAGAATAAGATTCTGAAATTACATTCTCGAAAGGAATCTGGTCGTTACCAGTACCTGCAGCCATAAACGCAGATTGGTATACCGATCTTAGCTCCTCGACGCACATTTGTGTCTTAGATTGTAATGAGTCAATTGTCACATTTACTTGAGTATATGTAACTTCACCGTCAGGTGTAAATCCGCACGCTAAAGCAGAAACCGGAAGGTCTGCATCGACGAGATTTATGCTTACAGATCCTGATGTAAATCCACTACGTAGGTCTACGAAATCTAATAAGTCTGTTTTTAAAACTACTTTAGAAATTAAATCTAAAGAAAGTTGGTCCGTGTATGCTGGCAATGCAGCAATATCAAATCCAAATGCCATAATTATTAATTGTTTTTTTTGTTAAAATTTTTAGTTATTTCGGATAGCTCTTAAAGCATCCATTCTGTCCGCTAGTTTTTGGTCTGCGATTGCTTTGTTTTCGCTAAACGTATTTCTAACTGGGGTTGCTGCAGGTTCATCTGCAATTGTTTGAAAACGTGCTTTAAGTGCCGTTACTTCTTCTGTTAATGCTGCGATTTCCTCAGTGAATGGAGCGATCATTTCTGCAATACCAGTTAACAACTCTTCAGTTGCTGGTGCTGCTTCTTCAGATACCGGTGCTTCAATTACTACTTCTTCAAGTTCTTCTTCAACAACTTCTTCAGTAACTTCTTCACCAGCTTCTGTGATATCCATAATTTCACCATTAGGACCTACGCCGATTAACAATCCGTCAACTGTTTCGTGTATACCTTCGGGAGCGTAAGGCGATTCTTCACCTTCCGGAGTTCTAATTAGTAAGGCTGCGCCTACAACTAATTCACCGTCTGTATATACGACTGTACCATCTACTAATTCCGCTTCAGCGAATTTAGTTTCAGTTACAACTTCAGTATCAGTAGAGAGCATTACTCTCAACTTTTTAACCATGTCGTTTACTGTCATAATATAAATTATTTTTAGTTTAATCCGATACCATACCGGATCTATAATTAAATATAGGGAGTTATCGTATTGACAAAAGTTGTGAAACAGTCTCCAGCTAATCCGTATAAATAATATAAAATAAAACAATATTATGATAAAAATTTGCATTATCTCTTACAAGAGACCTACCGACGTATACGCTCTAGATAACATTTCACCAGAACTTCAAAAGAAATACTTTTGGTTATGTGTAAGAGATGAAGAAGTAGAAGAGTATAAAAAAACATACCCACATTGTAACTATTTAAATCTAGGTACTGACTTTGGTCCTAGAGGTGTCGTAGAGACTAGACAGAGGGTTAATGAGATGATGTCTGGTAAGATATTAGTTCTAGATGATGATATCACACTCCACAAGACATTAATCGATATACGTCCATATAAAGACGAACCATATCATTATATGAAATATGATAATACTCTAACAACTAACGATATACTAGAAGAGTTATTAGAATATCTAGATGGATTAATGGAACTGACTCCACATGGTAGTTTTGGTCATCATTCCTTTCCTAGGGATGCTAGAGGTCATTATCCCTATGTAAATAATAAAGTTGCTTTACTCGCTGTCTGGTTTAATCTAGATGTTATAGATACAGATCAAATTAGTTACAGACATGGACCTGAGTTTATAGAAGACGTATACATGTCTTGTAGATTCTTTGAATTAGGTTATGATTTAATCAAAGTTAATAAGTTTTGTATTAGGAATAAAAGAGGAGGCTCGCAAGATGGAGGCTGTAACTCGCATCCTAATAGAGGTTTAGCACATAGCGAGTCTGCGAGTTGGTTAGCACAGAAGTACCCACAGTGGTGTAAATTAAAAAGAAGTAAAATCTATAGTGAAGCCACTGGAATGGAAGTCAATACAGTTAATTGTAAACTCTATAAATTAGATACTTTGCCACTTTTTTGAAAATAAACCGCTCAGAATTTTTTTATGTCAATTATTTTTCGTATATTAGTAGTATACTAATGGAGATAACTCCGATAAAAC